AACTTCTATTTCCTCATTAGTTGGGATTGTTCCACTAAATATAGCTGTGTATAACTTCCCACTACCTAGCGTTATTTTTTGTTTTTCCTCTGACATTTAAATACCTCCTAAAATTTTTCTACTAAATTAAAATCGTATACGGACATAAACATCATTTGAGTGTCTATCCATATACGATCATTTTTAAAATTTATTGATTTTTCATTTAATAAATTTTCTATTAAACTTTCTGATGCATGATCTACTTTTAAAGAATACAATTCAATACTTATTCCTCTATCTGCTATACAATTTTTATCATCAGCACCACTTACAGCATTACTTTCCCTGAAAATAATATAAGGAAGAGGAGGAGGTTTTAAAAAACGTTCCTCTGCAACCTTCAGTCCGGTGGTATTCATCCACGTTTCAATGTCCAGCATTCCTTATTGCCTCCTTTGCTAATTCTTCCATCCTTCTAATTGCTAATTCTTCACCAAACTTTATATGTGGGTAAGCCTCGGACCTTCCACCTTGCCACAATGCATGGCCATTTTCTAATAAATGAGTCAGCCTGTAATGCCCGCCACTTACATACCATATAACTCTTTTGTCGTATCTATCCTCAAATGCTGTTTTGATTCTAAAAGCTTTTACGTAATCACCAGAAGGTTGCTTAAATGTAATATGTTTTTTTATTTCCTCATTACATTCTTTTCCCACAGTATCTACTGATTTTTTTACTCCATCAGTTACATCTTGAGTGTAATCACTCATATATTCTGCGATTAAATCTGCAAGTCCATCAGCTTCAATATTACTCATGCCATTACCTCGCTTTATCTAGTGTCAAATCTATACATAGAGGATTAGTGTCATTGATTTCTTGCACCATTTTAACACCATATTTTATGCCATCAATTTCAACAAAATCATAGTTATCAATACCAGCTAATTGCGGAATCCTTATAACTCTGTTAATTTCAATTTCCCTAGCCGCTGCTTCAAAATATCTTTTAAAACCTAGCACACGTTTGCTAAAACCTAAGTTAGTAAACTTATCAGGCATTTTATTGCCATTTTCATCTGTGGTAAAAATATTACATATGCCATCATTAAAGCCTATAAACTCAATGTCTGTTTTAATTTTCATACAATCACATCCGGTACATAGGCATCAACTTGGCTTTTAATATGCAATGCCATAAGTTCACTAGCAAAGTTTTTCTCAAACATTTCTAAGGCTTGTGAGTTAATATATCTACATCTATCTTTTAATAAATCTCTTGCTAATCCTTCAATCGCAAAATCAATAGAAGTAACACCCGCAATTTCTTGCAGGCGCTTTTTACTACTATTTATTGCATCAATTAAATTCTTATCGGTGTTTGCATCAATCCATGTTATGTGTAAATAATTTCTAACATCAATTAATAATAGGTCCATTTAGATCACCTCTATATTTGCTCCTTAGTCTTAACTACGTTAGTAACAGATACTCTTAAGCTAGCTGCTGTCATAAGTGTAATGTCTGCAAGTATAAATGCGTTATCGTCTAAAGCTTTTCCGTTTCCGTACATTTTAGTAAGGTAAACTCTTTGGTCATCTAACCATCTAAATTCGTCGGAGAACTCAATCTTACCGCCGTTTGTTCCAGCACCTATACCCATAAAGTATTTCTCTGCAAGCCCAAATATTGCAGTGTTAATTGCAACTGCTGTGCTTTGAATAATAGTTGTTGGGAAAGGCAACACGTTAGAGGAATAACTTCCATCCATAGCCATTACTGTAGTAGATGGGAATACTTTTTCAAAGTAATCTTTAGGATTAACAACCATAATTATTTTTGCTACTGGTCTTTGCTTCCCGTTTGGAGCAGTCGCAAGTTTTGAAGCTATTTTTGAAAAAGATAAAGGGTCAAGGTCAGATACAACCATTGCAGTTTTCTTAGGATAAACTCCTCCTGTGATTGTTACTCCATCAGATACATCTCTATCCATTCCTATTGGCATATTTAAACCTGTACCTGTGATAATTGCATTTTCTGTTGCAAGTGCAATTGCTTCACTTAATATACCTCTTACGTAAGCATCTATCCATGCTGGACCAACTGCTAACATATCTTTGCTAATTGGCATAAATGCAGACAATTTACAAAGTGTTAAATCAATTTCGCCAATGCTTCCGCTTAATTCTGCTGTAATTGCACTGTTAATAGGACCCCATATTGCGAGTTGAGCACCTTGCTTATTTACAATCATCTTAGTTAAAATAGTAGTGTTAGTAAAGTTGATTGCAGCAAGTAAAGGATGAGTTGCTTTAATATCACTCATAACATTGTCTATGATTGTTTCTGGGTAAGCAGTGGGTAGAGTAGCAAAGGCTTGTCTAGGGTCGCTGGACTTCATTGCACCGATAACACTTTGATAAAATTTGTCCTCTGCTGCAGTTAGCTGGTGTACTCCACGTTTAGTTAAAATATTGCTATCCTCGGTTTTCTGGTAAGTGTCAAATTCCTCTTTGATGTTCTCTTGAAGTGCTTCGGCGAAAGGCGTAAATGCCTGTGCTATTGCGTTTTCGTCTGTGGACTTAAAAGCCACCGCTAAGTTTGATTTAAGTTCTTGCATAATAAGGTCTTTTGATTTCATCATTTTTTTATACCTCCACGTTTTTTATTTTGTGTAATTCTCTTAATTTTTCTAGGTTACTTTTTTGAATAGGTTCGGTTTCTTTATGCTCTTCTTTTACAAATTCTTTTAATTGCATAGCTAAGCTTTTATTAAAATCTATTTGCTGTTGCATTGATGCATTCATTTTTTGGACTAGTTCTTTTGCAGTATCTAAATTCTTTTCTTCTACAATAACTTCATCACATAATCCATTTTCAAGGCACTGTTCAGCAGTAAGCCATGTTTCATTATCCAATATTTCTATTAGCTTTTCCTCAGTTAACTTATCGCCAGCTTTTTCTAAATAGGCTTGTCTATTTCCAGCCATCATAACGTCCATATCATCAGCTGCTTTTCTCAATTGTTTAGAATTACCTACTGCAACATTCCACATATTGTGTAGCATTTGAGTAGTGTTAGAATACATCTTTACAGTGTCACATGCAGTTAATATAAAGCTTGCTGCACTTGCCGCGAATCCATCTACAATTCCAGTAACATTGGCACTATGTCTTTTAAGTTGGTTTCTAATAGACATTGCTTCAAAGACACTTCCACCAAAACTATTTACGTATAAATTAATTTGTTTTACATCTGGATATTTTGCAAGTTCCTCTTTAAAATAATCTGCTGATGTTTCGCTTACAATTTTTTTGTCAGCCCACCAGTCATATCCCCCAGCTTCTACATTCCCATAAATGTACATATCTAAAGTAGCCGGATCATTTGCTAATTGTTTAAGTTCCCATGTTTTCTTTTGCATTTTTTCACCTCCCTTCATTATTTTGTTACCGTAGTAGCAACAACTTCCTCCCCTAAAGTTTCAATTTTTTGATAGTTTTTAGTAATAAAGTGTTGGTCTGCATAGGTTTCTTTAAGTGCTACATCACCAGCTTTTATTCTTAATTCATTTATGGAATAACCTCCACTGGCAATAAGTTTATCAAATTTTTCACTGATACTAAACAGATCAATATGGCGAATTGTTGTTGTATCAACTTTCAAGTAACTATTCTCTAAAACTGCCTTTTTACCAAGTCTTTTACGATTACTCTCCTCTGCTAACATATCGCAAATTGGATCTATACAAAAGGTTAGGTAGTTGTCTGTTGTTGCTTCTATGTCTGCTATATCGCCCCTAAGTAATGCAGGAGGTATTCTAAAGGCTTGTGCAACTCTTTCAAAGATTTCTTTTGTCAATACTGCTATGTCCACAATTTCACTGGTACTTTTTTTACTTCCTTCTCCACCTTGTTCTGTATATGCATAGCCATTTTCTAAAGGTAAGACTGCATTTTCAGATTCAAAATAAGTTTTAAATCTTGTTGTCATTAAAGTTTCGAGCGTTGCATGATAATTTTTGTTACCACTTGCAGTAGAGTTAATATCTAAGATACCTTTTCTACCACCACTACGCTTGTACTTAGTCATGGACATATTTAAAAGGTTGTTATAACCTACCATGAGGTTACTTAAGAGTGCTCTTATGTCTGTATTACCTAACTTGAAATACATTACTTCACTCATGTTATAGACTTTGTCAAAGCTCATAGTGCCTTTTGTTATAGACGAGAAGGTATTTTCTTTAGTTGCGAATTCCTCCTGGTAAAAACTATCCATAACTAAAAGCTGACCGCCAATATCAAGCACTAAAGCCTCATTATTAAAGGATAATTTTGATATAAGTTCTTGCATATATTGGCTTGAATTTTGATTTTTATTAGGTTCAATATTCCATAAGTACCAATCTTCGCCTTTAAACTCTGTGCCTTTCCAGTAAGTTTTAAATTCACACTTTGATATTGAGTTTGCAATAAGGCTAATAGCGGAATGTATTGCAAATATTTCTATGTTTAATTGTTGTTCTGTGGAAATTGCTGTTGCTGTCATGTTTATTGTTGTTTCTCCTACACCTAAAAAACTTTTCATCCAGTTAATAAATGTCATTTGTTTTTAATCCCACCTTTCATAGCAATAAGAAAAACACCCTAATAATTAGAGTGCTAAATTGATAGACTTTTCAATTTTAAAGATTTATTTCAGTAGGTATATTAAGGTTTTGGTTGATTCCTTTTAAAATATTTATCAATTCATTACTTATTAATGGTATTCTAAAGGAGGCTACATCATCTTCGTTGTAATTAAAAACCACATAATTTGTTTTCTTTGTCTTTTGTTTATTTCCTATCCCCGACATGCCACCAAGTAATGCTCCAAGAGGTCCTAATAAAACTGCCCCTACAACTGCCCTGCCACCTACACTTTTACTTTTTTCTATTATATCTTTTTCAGACACAATTTTAGCAAGCTTTATTTTATCAATCTCTAAATGTGCTATGTGTTTAACTTTATCTCTATTCGCTATCCTGCTTTGAAAAGTTACTTTCTTTTCTTTTTCATTCCAAATAATATCTACTAATTCATTCTCTCTAAACATATCATTTAATCCGCTTGTATAATTTACCAATGTTTTAATAGTACCATCATCATTCTTTTTATTAAATAATCCCAAAATTATCAACTCCTTACTTATATAATACTATATATATTCATATTATTTAATATTTATTTAATAAGAATAACAAGGTAGATCTAATGTGACCACATCACCACTATCAATTAAATTTTCACTTGCACACATTGCAGCGACAAATGCCATAAAAGGGTCAGTTTTTCTACTTTTTCCCTCTATTTTACCATAAGTTATATTGCCAGCATTAGAGGTAGTTGCACATACATTATTAGCTGCCCATCTTACAAGTGGATTATCTCCCCAGCCTATACTATGCTTTGCGAATGAACTATTTATAATAGTGCCTACCTTCATCTGATCACTAGGTCTTACTAACTTAATGTTATTAGCACCCTCTTTGTTAGTATCAAATCCAACCTCTTGTAATGCCCTCTTAAGTAAGCTATATCTATATAAATCCATACCAAGTGAGGTTATATTATACGTCTGTGCTTGTTCTGCTAACCATTCGGCGGGTACATTGGGGGAAATTTCTACATCATCAACAAATGTTAATAGTCCTGCTTCTCCCCAATCCTTTAACGGAGCCTTAATTCGTTTTAAATCATTACACTTGTTACATACCCAAGTATGGGAAAGCCAGAAGTACACACCTTTATATAAGAATAACAAACCAGCGGTTACAAAATCTGTTGTTAATGCAAAATCAATACCAGCCACACAAATGCAACCATCGAGTTCAGGGAATTCTTGATTAGTTGCTAGTATATTTTCCCAACTTGTAATCTCTACATCTTGATTTCCTTTAGGTAGATTCATTCTTTTAACAATAAAACTAGAATTACTTATTGGATCTTCTTTAAAATCCACATACTCACGTTTCATCGTTGCTAAAAGTTCCGGGAAATGATGTAAGGAAGGATTTGCTTTGTCCCACATTAAATGATTATCAACTTCTTTTTCATCATCAACCTTACAAATAAAACATAGTAAGCCATTATCACCTACCGCACCTTTTAAAATGTTTTGTGCTCTTGCTATTAACTTATCCAGTGGCCCATCTCTTACATCACCGTTAGTTGTTGTAATTGTTGTACGTGGGTTTTTCTTTTTGCCAAGGCCTGTTTTGAACACCTGAATACTTTTATAATCTTCGTATTGATGGTACTCGTCAAAATCAACCTTGCCTGGTCTACCACCATCTTTTGTTTTTGCGTTAGAAGTTCGGAACCTTAATTTAGACCCAGTCTTTATACAAGTTATTAGTTCTTTAGTCCAGGTAAAAAAACTCTTTAAAACTTTTTCATTAGCTTCGAGTACATTCCATACATCATCAAAACTTGTCTTTGCCTGTTCCTCTGCATTGGCGCAAATATCAATATCATAATTTTTAACTGGATTATGATTTCCTATAAGGCAAAAATCTTCAAAGGATAAATATCCGTTTTTACCAGCGCCTCTGCCAACTAAAATAAATAAATCGGGCCACCTTAAAATACCAGGGCTAGAGTAAGTACAATTATGAAGGGTAAAACAAAATACCTCCCATTCAAATAATTCAAATGGAAAGTATTTTTGTTGGTTTAAGTATTTGTGAAGCTGGGCTTCATCAATAAATAAATTCTCTTCTTCAAAACATTTCTCAACATAATCTATTAACTGGAATTGTTCTTTGCAAATTTCTATTTTCCCACTACGTACTAAGTCGATATAATTTTGAATTTCGGGTATTAATATTTTAGAGTTCAACAGCATCACCTACGACATTATCAATTGTTAGCCCTAGTTGCTTAATGATTGCTAGTTTTTGTTTATTAAAAGTCACTGCGTTTTTTAATGATTCATTTTCTTTAATTATGGGGAACCCACTTGCCGATTTTGTTTTATAAGAACGTCCCCGTATTTTAACATCGTCTTGCATAGCCTGTTCTTCATTAAAATAAAAAATATAATCATCAATTAAAGCTAAAAAGTAATCTGTGTTTGCGCTTTTATTTTCAAGCTGCTTAATTAATGACTCTTTAATTTCAATTGCATTTTTCATATTTTTTCAGTTTATCTCCTTTCATGCAGTTTTTTCTCACACGCGCGATATTTCTTCTTTGTCTTA